TGAGGGCCTTCATCGCCTGGATTACCTTGGAGACCAGTAATACCTTGAGCACCCTGCTCTCCCTGTGGGCCTTCTTCGCCTGGATTTCCTTGGAGACCAGTAATACCTTGAGCACCTTGTTCACCTTGCGGCCCTTCTTCGCCTGGATTTCCTTGGAGACCAGTAATACCCTGACCACCTTGAACACCTTGAGGGCCTTCATCGCCTGGATTACCTTGAAGTCCGGTTATACCTTGAGCACCGATATCGCCTTGAGGCCCTGTCTCGCCTGGATTTCCTTGTATTCCTTGAACTCCCTGCGGCCCTAAAACACCTTGCCCACCTTGAATACCTTGACCACCTTGAATACCTTGACCACCTATAGGCCCTGGCCCACCGATAGCACCCTGAGGCCCGATAGGCCCTGCGGTGTTTGCAATCAGGGTGTTGATGTCAGCAATATCTTGAGTAAGATCTGTGGTTGACGCGTTTAAGTCAATTAGTATAGTATCGTGTTGAGTAACACGAGCGTCTAATGATGTTATATCTGTAGCGTTTGTAGCAACGTCACTGAGATCGATTCCACCTAAGATATTAGTAACAGAAGTGTCTATGTAATTAGAGACGAACGCTAAAGTTACACCACCCTCACCAGAAGGTAGTGCTGCTACTGCGAATAGTTCGTTGAAGTTAGAATTTATTTTTTCGCTGGCGATCCGGAGAGTATCACCCGATCCGTCGTTTGCCGATCCACCAGTATTTAAAATTTGTCTTGACATTGAGAGGTTCCGTTATTTTAGTCTGCACCGTCTAAGGTTTCGTATTCTTGAGATAGATCTAACCCTTCATCATCTAGTGTTGGTGGTCTTACCCCAGCCCAATCTGCGACTGTGACAAAATCATCTACCAACTGCTGTAGTGTTTGTGTTTCATATCGGTCTAACGTCTCAAGAGAACTTACGATGATACCTGTGCCAGTATCTTTCTCATTCTGTGTACGTGCATCAATCGCGTCATTCTCTTCCATAGTAAGTAGAGAGTAAGTTGCTTGAACATGAGTACCTAGTTGAGTAGTTTGAAGTTCGATTGCATAATTAGGTACTTCTAATGGATCTGTCACATCCCCTGCGTCCAACCCTAGGTCAGCAGAACCTTGGGTCTGAGTTTCAGCAGCAAGATGGAATCCAGCTGGATGTATTAGCTTAGTATATAGTGTTTCATAATCAATGAAAGACAGACCTGTTTTCAAAAGAACTGAAAATATCTGGTACTTCTTATTGTCTTGAATAAAATGTGAAGACTTGGGCCCTATGAAGGAACCCCCTAATCTATCATTCAACTTGAAGATGCTTCTCTTAGGATAAATTACTTCAACGTCTTCATTGTAGAATGCTTTAAAAAACTGTTCGATTGATCTTTCGGTACCCTTACCGCGATACATCTCAGCGAGAAGTCTTGCCATCAATCTAGGGCTCTGGTAGAATGATGACGTTTCTAATCCGTCACTGATCTCTCCTATCAGACTGTCTAAGTGCTTAATCTCTGTAGATGATATATTTCTTATATCAAACAAATCGTGGATCTGATCAATTACTGAACCAGTTCCGTCTTCTCCGGAATACTCGTAATACTTCTCTAAGAAGGATACCAGTTGAGGATACTCTTCCTGAAAGAATGACGGTAATGCCTGAGTGACCTGATTGCGGTTAAACTTAACATCAGATCTATATTGTTCGTTTATAAGATTTGACATTATACTATTACCTTAGTTGCTCCAGCATCAGCGTAACCTGTCGTCGACGACAGAGATTGGTCTAAAGTAACAGTATAGTTACGTAGAGGGTTAAGTGTACTTTGGTTAGCAGGGACAGCAGATATCTTGATACCTGTACCAGTATATCCATTCTCATCAATCCTTACTGCATTAAGATATACTATACCTTTGTCTGCATCGTACGAACCAACGTTAGGTATCTTCACTACATCATTAATATCTACTAGTTGCAATTTATTGCTACCTAATTTGTTCTTGATAGAAACGTTCTGTCCGTTAGACTTAAATATCGACGAGGCGATTGAATGATCATCGTTGTCCGGTGATGCTAACTTGAAAGGGAAGTTTACTGTATGTTCTCTCTCTAGATAATCTAAAATAGATAGAGGAGTAGGAAGTGCCTGTCTGACAATATTTATGCTAGCAATTTCTTCTGAAACGTTGATACGTTGTTGTACGCGAATCGACATTTTAGAGTTCAACACTGCGCTCGATAGTTCGTCTATCTTAGCTAATAGGTTAGACCTACGGAAGATAGCACCAAACTTAGTCGTAGTGTCTGCCATGTACTGAACGATGTATCGATCTACCTGTCCCTGTAACGCTTGAGTAGTCAAAGGATTCTTAATAGGATCAATGTTAAATACCGTGGTCAACTCCACGAACGTTTCTGCTGGAGCAACAAACTCAGTGTCTATAGACATGATAGAGAGGTTACCTATCAACTGATCTTTAATATCCGCTTGCACCACGGCCTGAGTAGCTGATGGTAGACCATCTGCAAATTTTAAGCTAATAAATACTTTACCGTACTGCGGAGGTACGTTTTCATTACCACCCCATGTAATAACGTCGTCGACGTAAGAACTGTACCCACTTAATATACGGGCGGTATAGTCACTCGCGGTAACCAGTCTGTTCTGCGTAGTGAACACACGTGGAGCATTCAACTTAATCGAGTTGATTGATTCCTTTTCTGCACCACCTGCCGAACCTGCTACCAACCCTACAGTGATATTCTTACTAGGATTATCTAGAGTTAATGCGGTAGAGAATGATATCGCACCGTTAGCACTTGCACCTCTAGAAGAAATATATTCTACTTCGATTCTATTGTTCGCTAATGGAGCAGCACCCAGAATGTTTCCGTCACTAAAGAATATCTCGTACTGACCTTTAGGGGTTTCACGTACGATGAATACTCTTGAGGAATCGGTCACGGTAGCAACCGTGTTTATATCGCTGAAGGTTTCGAAGCTTGTTGATAGATAGTTATCATATACACGAACACTTATAGTGGACACGTCCAAAGTATCATCCGGTATCACATACACCGCACCAAGAGAGTCTTTGTCTACGATGAATGTCTTTGTCTTCTTAACACCTTCCTTTAAAGTGATCGTAGATTCCCCCGAAGGAGTATTGAAAACATATGTACCCGACTCATTAGAAGCAATACACCTTTCTTGAGTAGTAAAGGAATACACATTGTTGCCGACCGACGCACTAAACTCTGTACCCGAAGGTATGGTTAGTGACGCGGCCCCAGCAGCGTTGTCAGTAATAGATAGTGACACGAGTGCGGTAGATGCTACCCTAGACTTAGGTACATACCCTAATGACTCTGCGTGAGATACCACCGATGAACGTAACTGAGCGGATGACAAGAATGATTCGTTGATCGCCATGTTTGCGGTCAGAGCATTGATGTGCGTATTATGCGCCAATACATCTAGGATGTTAGAGAGTCCACTCGCAGAGAAGTCGTAGTCACGAAATTCTTCTTGTTGTTCGAAGTGCGTTTGTAGTTGAGATTTGATTTGGAAAAAATCTAACTCAGAATTCTGTATAGCCATTTATCTAGTCCTTGCAATATTAACGTTCAACGTAACAACTTTTTGTGTATTGACAACTTCAAAAACTATCGATATGTCCATAGAGTTATAATCTGGTCTAATGGTACTTCTAATAGTTTGTATTCTTGCTCTTGGTTCGTACTTTTCTATAGCATAACGTACGTTACTTTCTACATCACTACTTTCTAGATCCGTAGACAGAGAAAATAGAAGATCATTAAGGTTACCACCGTAATAAGGTCTAAAAGGCAATTCGCCATGGTTAGTCATCAATAGGTTCTTAACTGATTGACGAACAGCAGCGGCATCTGTCTTTTTGTATATTCCTGTAACCGGAGAAGCTTCGAACGTACAGTCTATATCCGAATACGTACGAGATACCGTAGTAGTGATCGGAGCGACCTGTAGGTTACCGTCTTGGATAGAGGAGACTTTATTGGTTGACATAATGGTTAATCTCTTTTAGTACTATTTATACCTATAGCTATAGGTTCCTTTTACTTTTTATATCTCTAATGGCAGTCTTAATAGCATCTTCTGCCAGTACCGAACAATGTATTTTCACTGGAGGCAATGCTAACTCCAATGCAAGATCGGTATTCTTTATTAGCATTGCATCATCTAAGTGTTTACCCTTGACCAATTCGGTCAGTAACGAACTAGATGCAATTGCTGATCCGCAACCATAGGTCTTGAACTT